TGGATCACCGTTGCAAATATAACAAGGAGTATATGAATATTTTCCTGATTTTCCTTCTACTGGAACCTTTTCGGGGCCGTTTGGTCCAGCTCTTTCAATTCCAGATATACAGGCGGTACTTACACAAATAGAACATTCAGAAGCACATGTTGCACTTGAAACACGACTTGTTAATATAGTTGTAGTCGGTCCGCCTTGAATACCACCTGCTGTGCAACAAACAGGGAACTGATCAATATAATGTATTGTTTGTATGGATGATAGTTGCAATCCACAAGAGCATTCATCATTTAATGTTTTTATTGGTGGTATTACAAAAGGTGTGGGACTTCCATCACCAAATGAGAAAACAATATTATTAACATAAGATTGGGTTTCATCCCAACCCCACCAATCTTCCCAGAATGTTGTATTCGACAGATCTCCTGCGTCATTTTTACTTGGAGGATTTGAAGGACCAATAGCTACAAATGATTCGATACCATTTGCTGCTGCGTTATAACCATAATAATTAACATTAAAATTACCATTTGTTAAATTTGCAAGATATTGGCAGGGAACAGCGGGATTGCAATTTTCACAAGAAGTACAACCACCAACAGCATCATCTGGCCATTGATCCCCACCACAAGTTCCACTCAATGCATCAGATGCGGATCTTGTAAAATCAACAACAGACGAATATGTTCCCAAATTATTTTCGAATACTACAACAGTTTTACCAGTAAGTTCTGTTGGAAAATTTGGAACATTTTTAATATTCAACAAATAATTTTCTTCTTGATATTCTGGTGCGGTTCCTTGTACTGGGAAAAATTTAAAATCAGGACATTCCGAAGTTCCGTATTTTCGTATGCACGGACTCGGAGGTGGCATATTAACAACAAAACTATCTGTTGATAAACAAAAATACGGAGGATTTGATGATGGTATTCCTACTGGAGTATTTGTTGTTAATATATTAAAAGATCCCTGAGCAATTATTGCATTTCCGTCTGAAGGAATTAACCCAAGAACAGGAAATGTTGTTCTATTTTGTGGTTGTATTCCTGCACCATTAACCGCGCCTGCGGGATATACCATCACTGGTTCTGTTAAAATAGTTCCCCTCCCATAACCAAAATTATTATTTGTTACGGGAAATGCACCAACGATATCACCACTCGCACAACTAACAGCAACCAACCATCCACCACCGACAGGATTGCTATAGAAAGCATTTGCGTTTAAACCAATCCAATAACCAGAACCTAGATCTGGAGTATTTCGTAATGGATAACCTGTTATGCAGTTTCCCGTTGGTGGTTCTGGGCAATTAAAACATAAACAAGGATTATTGTAATCCTGACAACCATGAGGAGTGGGATTATCTGGTTCTGGTGGTTCACAAACATCTTGTGGTGGTTGTGCATTTAATTTAGAACACTCAAAGCAAACACCTTCTAATTTTTTAAGATATGCTTTATCTCTATGAATTATATCTTTGTTTGCAACTTGTTCGTTCTTTGACATCAAAACTACAATATCGTTGCGAGATATTTCTCTCACAAGTCTATTTGGTTCGGTTTTGATTGCTACAACAAAATTCATTAGTTTGCAAATCTCGTAATGTTTGGAGAAATTATGAATCTACCTTGAACTAATCTATAGACAACTTTATTTGGGTGTGAAATTGTATCTTGGGCATAGACAACTTCTATATCATACAATGGTTTACCATATGGAATATTTTCCATGTAGATGGCATCAATTGTAATAATTGCATTTGGTTCTTCCTGAGTTGTTCCCCCATCACCAAGTTCTATATCGATTGGAAATACATTAGAACCAAACCCAGATACACCAAAAAGTGTTAACTCATCGCTATTTGTTTGATTTGCAATTTCGGGTGGTTGAGAAATAGGAACAACACTACCATCGACGCTATCGCGCACTTGCATACGAAGAAATACCTTAGCGATACTACTTGTTACACCTTGCGAATCCGTGACTAAAAATCTATCTTCGAATCCTTCGGGCAATTCTCCAATAGGAACATATCCATCTTGGTTTCCCTTAAGATTTAAAGCTTTTCCGTTCTTATCGGCAACCGTTAGTTTCATCCTAAAGGTTGAACCTTGTTCGGCATTTACATCATAGTAAGCTGCTGACATTCATTCCTCCACCTTGATTTTGCTGTGGTAATGGCGCATCTACTGCTGGCGGATTTCCACCTTCTGCGGTAGCAATATTTTCTGAACCCAATTGCATTGCCAATCTTTGCTGGCGAATTCTTTCTTTTTCTATTTGTTCTTGCATTGCATCCGATTCTTGTTGTGTCATTTGTAATATGGTCCTACGAACATATTCTTCGGAGAAGAACTTACCAGAGAAGTCTCCAATATCACGAAGAATCGACAATCTTTCTTTCATCATTTCAATGTTCTTAGATTCTGCAAAATAAGAATCACTTGAGAAGTTGAAACGAATATCCTGAGATACCTTTTCCCAATCTTCTTGATTCAATATTCCTTTTGCAAGCAATTGAACACGAAGAAGATTTAAGAACAACTCAGCAAACTTTCTTCTCAACTTATCGATAAACTTCGTAAACTTCAATTCGTCTCTGCTGATTTCTGATGCCCTTCCCATATTGAAACCATTGTCTGCTTCCATACGAGAAAGAGGTATGTTTAGTGATTGATATAGTTTCTTTTGGAAGTATTTGACATCTTCCATTTCACCAAGGTTTTGTCCGCCAGGAAGAGTTTCAATTGATGTACCCTTTCCACCTTCACGGCGAGGCAACCAGTAATCTTCCAACATATGCATCATGCGTCTATCGTCACGAACTTCACCTGTTGCAGCATCGTATGTTACCTTATTACGGTAACGATTCATAATTTCACGAAGATACTGTTCTGCTTTTTGTTTTGGTAAAGAACCAACATCGATATAAAAAATTCTTCTTTCGGGTGCGCGGGAAATACGATAGATTACAACAGCATCTTCAATCATTCTTAACTGATTGAGTGGTTTGATTGCTTTGTGTAAGTAACCATAGATTCTCTTGCTGTTTCTTTCAAGTAATCCAGAATGCACATAACTCACAGAATCCGAAGTCAATCGAATGCCTGTGAGATTTCCGTATGTAATTACTGGTGTGTTTGGGCCAGGAGCAATGAATTTATCGTAGTTTGAGTAAATATAATATTCTTTTACTTCTTCGATTGTTTGTACTTTTGTAACCTGATCGGTTTTCTTTTTAATTTCTATGATCTTTTTGATCTTGAGAGGATCAATCGGAATAATGCTTTTAATTCCTGCTTTTGGATCTTTTTCATCTATATTGCAATAATGATACATTCTTCCATCTATGTACCATTGACGAAAAAGTTCATATCCTTTTTTATTAAATCCTATAAGATACAAAATATCATTAAATTCTTGTGCTATTTTCTTTTTGGTTGCAGCAGATAAAATATCAATGTTATCAAGATCTAATTTTACAATTGTACCTTTGATGTCTTCTGAAATAGCTTCGTTGACAATATCATCAATAGCAATTTCAATTTCTGCATGTCCACTTATTTCTCTATACTTACGAATAAGATCAATATCAGATCTAAGATTTGTATCCATATCAACAGCATAACCTTGAGCTCCAGCGCCACTCTCTAAGATTGTTGCGCCGTCCTCAAAGTCTGCTTCAGGGGTTACTGGAATGTTTAGGAAATCTGTGGAACGCTTTTTACTGCTTCCAAATAGAGCTCCAAAGAAGGGTATTGACATTATAAATCTCCAAGTAAAATACTACTTGAATATGTAGGTGTCACATTATATGTTTTAATTACTCTTACCGTAACCAAAACCAAATCCAGAATTACCATTACCATATCCAAACGAGAATCCCGATCCACTAGGTCCAGAACCGAACGATACTCCAAATCCTTGTCCACCACCAAATCCGTTGTTTCCAAAACCGAATCCATTTCCAGAACCAGCAAGACCAGGAACATATGCGCCAGGATTGAGTAATCCTTGACCACCAACTCCAGCGGCACTGTTTGCAGGAGAATTGTCAGTAACAAAGTATGAATATCCGAAAGTTACTGAGAATTCAGAAACAGTATCGTTGTTATCATATGCCAAATCAACAGATGATACATCTCTTGGGAACATATCAAACAACTGATATGCACGAACTGGTTGGTATGCCTTATTGAGTTGTGTCACAACCGCAGTACCAAATATTTGTCTTGGATTGGGATACGAAGTTGAGTTTCCTGCGTATGTGTTGAAGTTTTCGTGCCAGAATTCAAACACTCTACGAAGATTCATATCTTGAGTGTTGATTACGGTAATCGTAAAATCTTCAAAGGTTCTATCGCCAGGATACTTACCTTGTCTTCCCAAATACGGTACAGTAATTTCTCCAAGTACAGAAGCAGGAAGCTGTGTACTGCGGCAGAAAAACTGAAGTTGTGCAAATTGTGGATTTAATACTGCTAGACCAGGACATGCTAAGACGAAGGTGTAAAGATTTGGTCTTGCACCACCGTCAAAGTTTGTCATAAATGAATTAATGCTTGAGTCTGCCATTATGTCTCCTATTTACTTTATTTATTCTTCTTTTTCGTAAAAACTTTGTTTTATCCACCATATTCCGCGAAAGATACTCCAGTTGGAGTTGCCACGAAGTTAAGTTGAATGAAGTTGATCGAACGGTTTGGTGCAACGAAAATATCAGCAACAAATCTGTTTGCATCAATAATTGATGGTGTATTGTTACTTTCGTCACATACAACTGCGTAAGAAGTAATTCCTCTTCTTCCTTGAACATCGCGCAAGAATGGTTCAACAAGTTGCTTGAATTGCGAACGAGTGAACGCATCGTTGAATTCGAAGAGTTGGAACTTGGCAGCAGTCGCAATTGACTTCTCAAGAACATTAAACAATCTACGAACATTGATACGATCAAATGCACTTGGTTTCTTCTGTAGAGTCTTATCACCGAACAGAATTACACCAAATCCTTGAGATGTAATTACAGGATTTACATTTTTCTTGTAAAGTTCGTCGCGTTCTGCTTGATTTGGGTTGAACACTAACTTCACAACATTCAAAATTCTACCGCGATCATATCCTGCTGGCGAGAACCAAGGATCCTTTTGGTTGTCTGTTCTTACCGCACACCCCGCACTATCGGCACAAAGTGGAACATAACGATAAACATTATTGAATCTATCGTATTGGTACTTGTAACCAGAATCCAAAGCACCGTAAGATGTTGAACCTAAAAGATCTGCAAAAGCTGTAATTGCATTCTTAATTGTTGTTCTAGATCCACCAACATTACCAAGATCGTAGCAAGTAGACACAAAGCAAATTGCATCTTTTCTGTTTTCTGCAATTGCAATTAGACTGCTCGTATCGGTTGTGCTTGTTGTGTTATAACCAATCAACAACGAAACATCAGACTCATCTGGATCACCAAACATGTCTTGATATTCTGCTAAAATATTAGCAGACAGAGTTACATTTATATTTGAATATGCCACTGCATTTGTAGTAAATGTTGCATTTGTTCCACCGTCAAAGTAGAATGTAGCAAATGTTTCGTTGGTTTGTGTTGTTCTATCTGTATAACCAATACGGAATCCGCCAGGAGCAGAAGTTGCAAAAGCAGAACCCCATGCCAATCCTGTTGACTTGAAGCGAATTTGACTTCCAATATCACCAGCATAGATGTATTGCGATCTGTTATTGATGACATTTTGCCAATAATTCGTAGTACCGTCTGCGTTTGTTGCATCGGAAGCAACCGATAGACCTTCGTACAATTCCAATATTTCACCAGCAACACCAGAGAATGAACCGTTAATGTCAATAACAGCAATATGAATTTCGTCTCTACTGAATCCAAGAGTTGCTGCTTGTTGTGTTGTGTTTGGGAATGCTCTTATGGAATTGAACACCGCAGAAGCAAGAGTTGCTGCTGTGAAATT